AGCGGTTAACATTAATTAGTACAAGTCTATTAAAAATGGCGATTAGAAATTCTAACCGCCATTTATTTTACGCTTTTACAATCGCAGAGTCAAATCCTGCTGCTTTCAATTTTTCCTGCAAGGAAATAGCATTTGCTTTGTTGCGATACGCTCCGACCTGTACACGATAAATAGAATCTTTATCACCTACGCTTGTCTCTGATCCAGAAGTTGCAGCATCGTCATCAGATGTGTTATTGGATGGTTCAATGTACTGCTGTCCTGTAATTCCGTAAACAATCGCACTTGCCATGCTCTTATAATCATACAATGCTACATCGTCCTTATCATCCACAAAGCAACATTCAATCAGCATTGCCGGTGCTTTTGTTTTCCGGAGCACATACAGTTTCTTATTCGTTTTTACACCACGATTTTTAAATCCAAGCTTTGCAATCTCCATAGCTACGCTCTGCGCATAGTTTTTTGATTTGCTGTTATCGCTGTAAATATAAACCTCTGTTCCGGTTGTCTTTTCGTTTCCGTTCATATCTTTAGCACCTGCATTAAAGTGGATAGATACATCAAGATCAGCCACATGAGCATTGCATTTTCCTACGATGTTACAAAGCACGTTATTTGCACTTGTGCCATTGTCAACCGTACAGTCATACACGGTATGCCCGAGACCTTTTAACTGTCTGATAACCTCATTCTTTACATTTCTCGCTTCTGTTGATTCCCGGATGATTCCGATAGCTCCGCACGCTACTTTTCCGTCCGGGTTGTGTCCGGCATGTACGTTAATAACCATTCTTTTATTCCTCCTTCTTTTCAATATACTGCTTAAATAACTGGTGCAGTCCTGTGCTTGCTAAACCGCTGAATAAGCCACTTAATAAGATAGATGCTGTGATTGTCCATCCGTTGATCCAAATGGCTAAAAGCACACCTAATACCGCACAAATGGTAGGGATGTATTTATTATCCACATCCTTAATCCACTTTTTCACGACATATCCTACACAAAGGCAAATGCCTACGATCACCGGCACCATAAATTCTGTTAAAAATCCTAAATCTGTCATGTTTAAATCCTCTCTTTCTGCTTCAGATGAAGCTCTTCAATTTCATTTTTCATCTTTGTGACCATTCCATTTCCGCCCAACGCATGATAGGCATCGTACATTTCCATAAAATTCTGATAGGCATAGGATGGAATTTCTTTGAGAGCCATGTATTTATTATGGTACTCAATCATTTGCACACGAAGCAAAAGCATTGTTCCTCTGCTATTCGCATCTCTGTCTGACTTCTGATTTTTCAAAAGCCACACTATATATCCCATAAATGCTGTCAGAACGATAGGCAAAGCAATCGTGTACGTTTCTTTTAACATCTCCATTGGATCATCTTCCTTTCTTTTGTATAATTCAATTATAATATTTCAGAATAATTTTTTTGTTCCATTTTACTTCGCATAACCAGAGTTTAACTTACAATTATTTATCTGTATGCAGAACTATACAATTCATTTAAAAGACACAAAGGATAACTAAATTACCTTCCAATCACTCCAGTCAGAAATATTTGGATTATAAGCTTTAATCCATGTCCTTCCCGGCGAAGGGTATGCCTCAGTCAACCTTACGATTACTTTGTAGTCTTTTGGAACACTCTTAATCGTCAAAACTTCTCTATATGCGTAAAATGCACCATCGGTAACGGGGGAATTTAATAATTTAGATGCGTCTTCTGTGGCAATCACTCCATAACTATTAGATTCTCCGGTTGGATTTGTAAAGTCTATCAGCAAGACATCAGTAAGTAATCGGTCACTGCCTTTACAAAAGTTCTGTTTTTTACTAACAGCCTGGATTCCTTCGCTTAACAAACCTAAACTCTGGTTAACCTCATCAAACCCACCCTTAATCCTGTTCTCCAGATCATTCATCTCTTCCGCAGAAAATGCATTTCCCTCTGCTGAGATCTGTCCCTCTGCTCTCGCTACGGTCACAAGTTCCGTGCTGCCGTCCTCATGTGTTAATTTTCTTCTGTTTGGGTACTCGGAAATACGATTCACCCATGTTTTTAAACTAAATGCCATGATAAAATCCTCTCTTTCTTATAAAAGTAATCCAATGCTCTGTCCTGCATAGATTTCTTCACCTGCGTAATGGACAAAGTTTGAATTATAAACTTCATAAATGTCATGTAATATTTTCTCAATATCATTGATTTTCTGGTACGTGTTAATCGGCTTCTGCGGAACTTCCGGTGTCTCTACATACCGATAACCGGCATTCCGCAGTGCTGTCACATTCTTTAAAAGACTGTCAAAATATGTTTTATCCGGATATGTGGGGAGATTATCTTTACAAGTGACCAGAGAAATGTTCAGCAATTGTGCTATGACATAGCAGTTGTTTTCATTCCGCCTGACATCCGATAAGTTGAATGCGCCTTTCATCCCCTGCTGCCATTCCGTTTTTTCACTGTCTGTCATATTCTCCCAGCCTATATTCCGAAGTTCCTGTACACGGTCTACATCCGCCTGTGTACGATCATACACAAACCACGGAAGAATATACTCAATCGTATTCTCGTAGGTACTCTTATTTCCTGCCTCATCGTACATTTCGAGGTAAATGTGGTATAAGCTGTCCTCTGCCACATCTACCGTTGCACGCCACTTCACCGGATATGCTTCATCCTGGATAAAAACTGTCTCAACACCATTTACAGTCCCGGCAACATAAGTGATGTCTGTTGACAGTTCAAAACTGATCGTTCCAGAAGCCATCAGCTGACCTCAACCGTGATTGCTACACTTGCACTTGTGCTTACCGGATTTGGTGTAAGTGTAATGCCTTTTAACACAGGCACCGTAGTATCAAGCTTGACGCTCAATGTAATGCTGGTAGTCTGTCCGGCTCCGTCTTTAGCCGTAACCACAATACTGTTCGTTCCCTCTGCAAGAGTAACCGCTTTTGAAAAGCTTCCATCAGTTTCTACCGCTACTGATCCTAGGCTCGTGCCGTTTAATGTCATAGTCAATGTTATCGGACTTGAAGTTGCATCATTCGTTTTACCGGTTACTGTAAGCGCAGATTTATTTGTGATTAGCCCTGTCTGTGGAGAAGAAATTGTCAATGTCGGCGGCACTGTGTCAATTGTAAATGTTGATGAAACGGTAGTCGCCGCATTTCCGTCATTATCTGACGCATTGATCGTGATAGTGTGGTTTCCATCCTTAAGTGCCGTCTGTGGCGTAAATGTAAACTGATAACCATTTGTAATCCCTTTACTTACCATTCCTGTGCTTGAAGTTGTGTATGTAGTGCTGTCTACTTTAATTTTTACAGATGACAGCTTAACTCCTGATCCACCGGCTTCATCCACGACTTTAAATGTGATCGGCTTTTTATTGTTTGTCACATATGCACCTTTTGATGGAGATACTAGTGTGATCGCAGGCTTCATCGTTTCTTTTACAACCAGTCTCAATGCTTCTCCCAGAGTGGCATCTGTAGCATCTTTCGCCACTACAGTTCCCGCATCATTGGTAATCTCAATTTTAATCGGATAATACTTATTGGACAGATTGTATGATGTGGTTGCAGGGGCTGTAATTGTTCCAACCCATTTTCCATTACTTAAAGTAAGATTCGTCCACACTCCATCAACCTGTACCCTTACTTTTACAATTGCCATTAAATAACTCCTATCTCCTGTCCAGCTATAAGTTCATGATTGCTGGATCTGGTATATTTTGTTTCTGTGTAATATGTCTCTACATCATCTGCCACAATCGTTATTGTTACTTTGGTTTTTGTTGTGACTTTCTGACTGGATAATTTTGCACTGTATATAATTGGTCTCATTTCCATTAGATAATCACATCTCCTCCCGTATATAATTCAGTTCCGGCGAAGTAATTTTCCGTAACAACTACTGAATATCCCCTGCACGTTGCAGTTGCGATAAATCCACCTGTCAAATCAAGCGTCTGACTCTCAATCAATGTTGTCGATGTCTTGCCACCAATGGAATTTATATTTGCCCAATTTCCTACCTGCTCTAAGTCAACCAGGTACTTCATCCCCACTTTTTTTCTCAAGGCATGATAATCCAAAAGATATGCGGCGATATCGGGTAATATATCAGCATTATAAATGGTACATCCACTGTATTTCTTTATATTTTCTGTTTCCCCAGCTTCGATTTTATCTACACTCTTTTCGTAGGAAAAAGTCGTGTTTGCATATTTAATACCTGTAATCTGGCACTGTCCGGCAGTCGGCATATTAATAATGAGATAATTCGTTTTTACTTCTTTCAACGTGCCGGCACTTGCTGTGATGGATGATGGCAGATATGGGCTCGAAAAAGTGATCTTCGTATCTCCGGCCGGCAATGTTTTCTTATAAATGTCTGAGGCCTTTTCTTCCAATGCATAGTTTTTTATCTCAATATTCACACCAGAGATATATTTTTCAAGAGATACTTTCGTGTTTCCATTAAATTTGCGATCCGTCCCGACAGTGGATTTCACATATCTGTCTGGCTTATAAACCTTGATGGTATCGCTCCGGCTGTCATCCGCAACCGCACCACACGCAAAACATACCTGTTGTAATGCCTTACGGCACTTCTGTATGGCTAAATAGCCGCTTAAAAGTGTGTTACCGACTTCTTCATCAATTACATATTTTTTTATTCCTGCTGTTACAAATATCGCATTCAGTATCACTTCTGCACGGACATTGTTATATACCTGTCCGTCATAAAATATGTATTTATCCAGCAAACCGATTGTATCTATCAGTTTAAATTTTGAGATATTCTTTGTAAACGAAAAGGCATCAATAAAAAACGCACCCATAGGGATCATGTTTCCGTCTTTATACTCTGACAATGTAACTTCCTGCGTTTTCTGTACACTCTTCCATGCTCCGTTTTCGTTTTCTGCGTCAAAATCATTATTCATATCAACAATCGAAATATCCGCTTCGTTGATAGACAAGGTTGCAGAAGTCACATCAATGTCCTCCTGCACCTTGGCTGTCTGGATCATATCCTTATCCCATACGATATATTTTCCGTATAAAATATACTGAAGCTTAATATATCTCTGTGGAAAAGTTGTCTTTACAAATTCAATCTCAATTTTTCCGTAATTCTGCGCCTGTGTATTGCAAACATAAATAAGGCTGTTCGGGTAAAAGGTCTCTGTGATTAATTTTGTACCGGCGATTGTATACCATGTGATTTTCAGCTCTGCTGGTGGTTCATCTTCAAAATAAAGTGTGATCGCTGCGGATGTATGCTGCTCCTTAAATGTGATCGTGATTTTGGGATTCGTTTCAAACGTGCAGCCATCCTTTGATAATGCAGCACTCCAGAATGCAATATCGTTTGGATTTTCCGGCAATAAGCTTTTACTTCCATCAAGTATAAATTGATTAAATTCGAAAGTTCCATAATCGGACTGTTCCGTCTGGTCTGCAAATAACTCAACTGAACCTATGCCCTGGTTATCATTTGTCGTGACCGCAGCATCCGCAAGTGCGGTAACATCTATAAATTTCATTTCTGCCCTGCAATATGTTCTCATAAATGCCCCCTTACGGTGTCTTAAATGGTTTTTTACTCGTCATTTTCAAAGACAATCCTTTATATTTCGCTCCGTTTTCAAATACCTTTTCTACTTCATCTTTAATGGATGAAAAATACCCATAGAAATCAAACTGCTTGCTTGCATCCGGTAAAGATACATGATGGAATCTGTTTTCACAATCTGTTATATGATCCATCAGTTTATCATAAAGTACCGGATCGTCTATTGTTCCGATTGAGATCGTATAATTCTTATAAAGTCCGATGGTCTCGTTTTTCATGTCGCCGTCCTCTGTCCTCTCTGCATACTTTTCCAGAAAGTCCAGTGTCCTCTGGATAGACACCAGAGGGATATTATATGTAATTCCATCAATGATAAGTCCTTGCGTGTACTTATGTACCATCTTATCCCTCCGCTATCCCAAGTCTTATTTCTTCATCCTGTAAATACGGCAGATTGATTCTTGCGAACTCTTTACCATCCACCGCCAGTACTACTGTCTTTGCACCGCTGTAGTCCGGCATTTTGCTTGCAAGCTTCGATGCAAGGTCGTCCATCCAGCCGGTATTATTTTCAAGCGGTAATACTGCTTCTCTTCCTGCTTCTCCGATCTCTGCAAGTGTCCTTCCAGTTGTGATGCCGCCATTGGCAAGTCGTGGCAGATTTACAGTAGGAATTGTAGGTATGCTCGGATGCCAAGAGCCACCACCAAGCCAATCAGGCATGTCAAAACCTATGCTATTAAATCCAGAAATCAATGAATTTATTCCATTAATTATTTTATTTACCATGCTTTCAAACAACTGAATTACACTGTTTACAAATCCTCTTACGGAGTTTTCTGTCTGCCTAAGTGTTTTATCTGTATCTTTGGTAAATAAAACTTTAAGTGCAGAAAATACTAACTTTATACCAGCTAACAAAACATTTACTAAGTCTAATATTGTATCAACGGTACCTTTTACACTTTTTCCCAAATTATTTAAAATAGGTGATACTACTGGCATTATATTTTTAATAACCCACGCTATAATAGGCTTTAAAATATTTGTCCATAGACCATTTAATATGTCTATAACTAGTCCAATTGATTCCATTATATTGTCAAAAACAGGCTTTAAATGGTTTTCGTATGTATCTTCGAACATTTCAGCCCAACTTTCCAAAATTGGTAGAATATAGGTCTCCCAAGATTCTATGAGAATGTCTAGTAATTCACTAATTCCATTTTTTACATTTTCGATAAACGGATGAATGTGTTCATCGTACAATTCTGTGATTTTATCGGTCACATGCTGTACACCGTCTGATATAGTCGTTGTCAAATCCGCAATCACACCAAGAAGTCCATCTAACGCATCTTTTAAAGCATCCTGATTTTCTACAAAAGGTGTCACGATGCAATCGATAATATCTTTTCCAAATTTTGCCGCATTCTCCGTAACCATCATGAACGCATCCGAAAAAATCTGAATCAGGTTTGCTGTGATCTGCTGTCCATTTTCATCCCCAAATACAGAAAATACATTTGCGAATGCATCTGCCCCCTGTGATGCCAGCACTGAAATATCAGATGCTATATCAAACATGTCGATAATATAATTTTTTATATTTTCAGAATTACTTTCAAGATAAATAGATATCCCACCAAGAAGATTTTCTGCTATGGTAGCACCTATGCTCACTACAGATGCCGAAATGCTTCCAAGTGACCTTGAAAAAGTCATAGCAAAATTATCAACAGATGCAGAAACTTCACTATCTGAAAAAATATTTAAAAATGAATTCTTTATGCTTTCTATACTGGATTTAATATTATCAAATTGTAAAGAAACATCTAAATTGCTCCAGGTTTCATCCCATCCATTTTTTATAGAAACTTTTAATTTTTTTAAATAATCTATAAATGGCTGGATTTTATCTGATAATTCTTTTCCAGTAGGGACTTCTTCATATAAATCAGATCCGCCACTACCAGATCCACCACTACCGCTTCCAGAATCATTTTTCTGCAATACATTCAAGTCATCAAAAGCCGCCAATGCTCCAGCTGCTTTTTTGGCAGAACCGGCTGTTTTATCAAGAGATGCCGCATAGTCTACCTGCTGCTTTTTTGCTTTTGTCCAAGTGCTTTTTCCGCTTATAGCCGCAATAAATCTATTCATAGCATTAATGGCATTTGTAAGCCATGTGCATAAGGTTACGATTGCCGGTGTTAATGCAGATATGATAGGCGCTGTCAATGCTCCAATAGATTTTTTCAATGTAGCCGAAGCACTTGCCATTTCAGACATTTTTCCATTAAATTCAGAAGAATACTTCGCCATGTTCTGTATACCTTCTGTAAATGCCTTGGATATGGTCTGAGATACTTTCATAACCGCACCGAATATTGCAAAACTAACTACTGTCTGCTTTATATGTTTCGCCATGTCAGATATTAATCCAGAGGATTTTTTTGCTGATTTTCCTACTTTTTCAATGTCTTTCGCACCAGCACCAATAGATTTCTCATTGACAACTGTTTCTCTCATCTTCTGATTTAATACGTTTTGCTGATCTGTGATGCTTGCAAGCTTGTTGGAAAGCTTTTTGTATTCTTCTGTTTTTGTAGTGTCGGAATATGCTTTTCCGGAGCTTTCGAGTTCCCTCATCTGCGCCTTAACGTTTGCGGCTTCTTTACCCGTTTCTGCCATTTTGTTCTTGATGTCTACCCATTTTGAGGAAAGCGATTTATCCTCTCCTGTTTGCTCCATGCTTTTTATTTCGCCGCGAACGTACGCAATCGATTTAGATAAATCTTCTACATCATATTGCATTGCTTTGTATGTCCGGCTCTTTTTGTTTCCTCCGGTAGCAAGGAATTTTTCCTGCCTGTTTTGCAATTGCGACAGCTTGGATCGCAATTCTTCCAATTGCTTTGTTGCTTCTTTATACTGCTTTGATGGCGTATATTTTTCTGTTTCTTTCAGTTTTTCTGAGAGGTTCTGACCTTTTGATACTAAACTATCAAACTGTTTACCTAAGTTCTTATATTCTTCGGTTGGGATTTTTGCTTTTGCAAGCTCTCTCATTTTTTCCGATACATTGCTAGCTTCACGTGCAAGCTTCTGAAACTGTGATTCCATCTGCATGAGTTTACTTGATGCTTCTCCATTTTCAATCAACGTTTTTATTCTGATTTCGCCATCATATTCAGCCATGCTAAAGTCCTCATTTCTTAAACTGTTTCAATGCTTCCTGTTCTGTTTCTTTCTGCTTTCTTATTTCTTCCATCATGCGATCGTAATCGTCTATCTTTTCTTTTTCTTCGCTGGTATACTCTTTTTCTGGCTGTTCCAGAGCATATTTATTTTGTGCGTTTTTGATTGCATCTTTTTCCTTGGAACTCATGTTCTTTTCAATTTTCTTCTGTCGAATCTCAATTACCTCCATGAGAGAAGATAATCTTCTTGGCATATTCCAGATCAAGCCATTAAATTTCCACCAGTGCATATCTGCTACTGACAAATCAATTCCGTATATCTGCAAGAAATCTGCGTATATTCTCCATTGATCTACATCATAGTCAATAAAACGCTTTGTATTTTTGCTGCTACCGGTATTGTCGTGATACCATCCGTTTAAATACCAGGAAATACATTCATTCAACTCATGGTACTGTGGATGGTCTCTAAGTTCTCCGTATTCATCAGAGAACATAAGATAAAGAATAGTAGTTGTTTTCTCGTACTCATTCATTTCTTTGTCATATTGCAAAATATAAATCTGCATACCTATGCGGAAATCGGTATTTACTTTGTATCCGTTCCATTCAGTAGGCAAATTGTCCAGCATGACATTGTTCATTATTTTGCCCCACGTCTTTTTACATTGTATCTGTTCTGCACCTGTTCAAAACGTTTATTGAAAAGCTTATTCATAACAGGGATAACCTGCTCTACAAACTCCACAATTGCAAGTTCATCCGGGACAATATCTCCGTAAATCTGTTTCATGGCATCTTCGCCAAACAACCCATCTATACTTTCCGTAATCTGCTTAAGATATTTTACACGAATGCTGTTCAGTTCTAATGCTGCATCCACATTAATATCATCCACATTCATATCGTCTTTGTGGTTATTTCTCCATTCGGCGGCTTCTTTTTCACAGTTTTGAGATATATTATTTAATTTATCAATTACACCTGCAAACTTCTTAGCTGTGTCCGCATTCGCTGTATCTACTGTTATAACTGTAATAAGATCTCCGTCTTCGTCTTTTATTGCAATTTTTTTTATACCACTGCTTAATTTAATTTCTTCCATTTTTAACATCCTTTCCTAATGTGGGACACCAAGTAAAGGTAGGCATCCCACATATGCTAATTTTTAATTAACACCTATGCAATTGGGTAATCTTCATCCAAAGCCAAAGCACTTACTTTAGGAGCCCATGTGAACGATCCATCACCAGCAATAGTGATTGTTCCCTGTTCTACATCTCCATTTCCATTGATCTGGATTGTAGACTTTAAAATATCACCACCTGATCCACCAGTGCTTGATGCACATACAGTTACTGGGACACGGATACAATCTCCGGATCCGCTTGTAATATCAACTTTATAGTAGCGATAATAATATGTCTCGCACTGATCTCCTGTTGGAAGATTTTTAAAAATATCATTAAACACTTTCTGCATTTCATCTGACAAATGTTCTCTTTCTGGAGACATTGAAAATGCATACCCTTTTACAGAGTTGCTTGCATTTTTCATGTTTACGTACTGTGTGCTTTCTGTGTTAGGTCCCCAGTCTTCTGTAAGCTCTTTGAAACCGTCACCCATTTCAACAAGCTTTTCAGTTGATCCACCCATAAGGCTTCCAATATCCAAAAGTGAGATCATGTTAGTTCTGTCTTTTCCCATGAGTATTCCTCCTATTTTTTATAAAAATATTTAAGCTGCATATTAATTGCTAATTCTGTTGTTTTCCCATCTGCTGTACCGCAAAATACATCCGATGTGCGGTTGATTTGTTCTACAACAAAATTTTTATCTTTTAATGTAAATTCTCCACTCTCAAGAAACTTTGCAATATTTTCAAGCAGATTGCTTGCTGCAATATTATCCTTGTTTGTTGTTGGATTGCTTTTGTATACGATCTGGAACGTCATTTGTCCGACATAAGAACCGCTGACATATTTTTTTAAATAAACAGGATCCTGCGCCGGAAAAACTCCAATAGACTGAGTATCTTTTATGCTGTTCCATAAAATCGTTGAATTTGATGGTTTGAAACCGGGTGGGAAATCCGGATAACTATTTATCATATCAAGGATAGCTATTTGTGCCGTTTCTGCATCTGATACAAGCATTATTTTTGGCTTTTCATCCAAATCATTTACCTCCAATCTCAAACCTTGGTATAAGGCTGTAAACATCGATAGTATTCACTTTGTAGCAATTCCCTTTTTCATTTACCATGTACTGGAAGAATTTACCCGGATAATCGTCTGAATTAATTAATCCAACAGGCAGTTCCCTATCAATGAGAAGTTCATCTTTCTTTGCAATCACTACGAAGTCAAAATCATTACTTCTTAAAGTAAAATGCTTTAGCTTTTCTTCTTCGCTCATGTTCTCCCAGTCTGGCGGATTAACATAATTCAATGTGCCATCATTCGGAATTTTTACGAGAAAACTATCTGCATCTTTCATTCCAGATTTGCTTATGTTCTCTGCCTGTGTAAGCTCGATTCTTACATTTTCAAATAGAGTACCGAAATAATATTCAGTTTCTAAGGTGTCATTGTAATGCCTGTTATATAAAACCACGGCATCTTTATATCCGATTCCCATAAGCTAAACTCCCATGTACAAAAGGTTTTCATGCCTTGAATCAACCATTCCGGTTAGGTAATTTGATGCAATATCGTAGCATTTTCTATTAAGTGCCATTTCTGATTTTGCAAGCTCTACCAATGTCGAAGAAGATGCTCCGGTATCATAAGATACTGATTCGCTTCCAGAAGTCATGCTCTTAACCATTTTCCCTTTTACAGTTCCGTCCGTATTTGCAATAACACCAAAGTTATTAACTGCCGCAGAGTACTCAGATAAATTCTTTAGCAATTCAGCTATTTCGCAGGTGCAGTCTTTGATATTATCCCACCATGCATCTTCTGATTCTGGCTGAGAATAAAACAAAATCCTGTTTGATGTGATCGCATTGATTCTTCTTTCTGCTTTTCTTTCATATGGAGCAAAGTCTTTTTCGCTTTCGAACAAACTTCCACCATATTTAGTTTGGTAATATTCAAAATCTACATATGACATTGCTCCACACTCCTTATTGCTGTGATAAGATTTCACTGATAATATCAGCTTTCTTTGTTGCGGTCAGTGAATACCCTTTACTCTCTGCCAGTGACTTAATTTCTGCAACTGTAAGAGAGTTTAAGTATTCTTCCGTGAGTTCCCCACTAGCATTTACCGCCTGTGTAGTGGGAACTATTCCCCCGGTGTAATTGAAACGTTAGCTACTGCATCAATGTACTCTGCAAAAAGTACAAATCCTAACAGTGCATAATTTACGCTGGTTGCGCGATCATAATCGCCTTTTACCTTAAATCCGATAAGGTTTGTCTCTCCACTAACTGTGTAAGAGAGACCGGCTTTCTCAAAATCTCCGTCAGATGGGTCTACATAGTAAGCAACGATGTTGTTTACAGCTGTTGCCAGAACTTTTCCGGCTGGGATTTCGTTGTCAGAGCAAAGGATCATAATGTCTGCTCCGAGGAATCCCTTGACATAGGTAAGTCCGAAGGCTGTCTGCAAAGTAATTTTTGAATTTCCAAGATAATCATATAAATCCATCATATTTACAAATACTGCAACTCCTGTAGCAGTTCTGTGCATTGACTTGAACTTATTCTTGACAGATCCAATAGCTTTAGCTACCGCCATCTGAAATGTTTTTGCAGTGTTTGTAAGTGTACCAGTTTTCAGATAGTTGTAGAATTTTGTTGTAATTCCATCCTGCAGGTCTGTCTTGAACTCTTCATCTGTCATTCCACAAGCTGCTTCATATCCATGATCCTTGATAGCTTCGATAGAAACTTCTTTTGCATATTTTTCAAGAGTAATCTCTGAATAAGGTTTCTCTTTTACCTCGTAATGTGTTCTTGGGATCACATCACCTTCTGCTACAGTCCCACTCTCTAACGTTCCTTCTGCATATTTGCTTTTAAGAATAGTTCCAGGCTGTTTTCTAATTGCTCTTGAAATTCCAAGAATTTCTCTTAAAGCTTCCCAGTTTCTTTCAAAAGATGTAACAAAATCAATTTCCCTTGCCGTTACATCAATGTCTCCTGTTTTAATCAGTCCTTCGTTTGCTGCAAAGAACTGCAAATTTGTGTTCATCGTTAATCTGTTTTTGTTCATATAAAACTCCTTTACCGTTGGAATAAAGAAATGTTTTCGGCAATTGCTTTCTGACGTTCTGATCTATCTTTGATAGATAAAATGCTCTCTCTTGTTGTAGGATTATCAACACCGGAGTTGTTTTCATTCGGTTTTGTAAAATACGCCTTTGGATTCGGCTGATTCTGCTTATTTACAAATGCATTTGCATCTGTCTTTTTAGCTTCCTCAATAAGATCACTGAACCCTATCAGCTTTCCATTTCTCACGCTTACGCCTTTGGAAATGTCTTCCATAATGGCTTTCTTTGCAGATTCAGAAGTAAACTCGATTTCCGCAAATGCTTCTTTCAAAAGTTCATTCTTCTCATGCTCTGCGATTTTGGCTTCGTAATCTTTTTTAGAATCCTCTGCCTGTCTCTTCCAGTCATCACGCTCTTTTAAAATGTCTTCCGGGCTTTTTCCATCCAACCCTTCAAGCATTTTCTCTGCTGATTCTGCCCGGTTTTTCCACTGTTCGGATTCTGATGAAGCTTTTTTAACTTTGTCTTCCATTTCTTCTTTGGAATACAGCTCTTCACCCATACTCTTTTTAAGAGATTCTTTCTGTTCGTCTGAAACTTCAATTCCGAGTTTCTTTAATTCGTTTGCTACGTTTACCATGTTTCTACCTCTTTCTTTCCAAGTTGTTACTCCGGTCAGTCCGGCACGAATGAGTTGCTATTTACTCCATAGCTGGCAATTGGGAATGAAGGAATCGAACCCTCGACAACCCTGATATAAGCCGTGTCTTCTTCCACTGAATTAATTCCCAAAAATAAAAAAGCACGCCCAAAATAGGACGTGCCACGCATCATCCCATAACTATTCTATGTTAGCGAACAGAATCCCTTTTTCTGTCCGGTACTTTTAATATTCTTTTCAATATATATTTTAACCTATTTTAAACAACTTTTTGTACCATTTTAAAAAGGGCAGATTGCTCCACCCATTTTTGCTATTTCCCACCGAAATACCTTCTAAGTACTTCTTTTTCTTCTTCCACAATGCAATCCTTTCTTAATCTGTTGCACTGATCGTATATATACTTTCCGTACTCTTCTAATTTGGCTATCATTGCATTTTTATTTTCCAATGTAGGATTTTTAATGTATTCTTTTTTAAGCCCTATATAGTCCTCATACTGCTTTATAACGTCCATTTTCAATTACCCCATTCAAAATATCATCTGCTATGCTAACGACTTCTTTTCCATAAAGAGACAGAAAATCCGCTACGATTTCCTCTACATCTATTGGAATTTGGCAGTCATATGAAAATGAAGCGCAGTGTACCAACTCATGAGATAGAACTCGCTCTAACAGACTTCCGCTTAATGCATTTGACAAATAAACCGTTCGTGTACTCCAATCGGTAACACCAAGTGTAATTGTTCCGTCTGAACGCATCAAGCATTCACTATTAGGATTTACATATAAAATATTCCATTCAACATCATTGATTTTAAACACTGCGCTCACCTCTTAGATTTTCTGTAACATCATCTGTAATTCATTTCTCCACATCTGCTTTTCTTCCGGAGCTGCATCTGATGTCATTTCAGTAATATCCATCTGCATATCTCGCAAATAATCTTTTCTTGCTTTTGCACGCTCTTTTTTATCTTCCTCTGAATTGCCATGATGGTTTTCTCTGGTCTCCATATAAGTACGTCTGGAAATACCGGCTTTTCCCTCTCTGGAATCCCTCTGATATGATCTATCTCCCATCATTCCGGTATCTGTATACATCCTTTTCAAGTCTTTCTTATCCATGTCTCTCATGTGCTCTGTATCTTCGTAATCATCCGGGTACATGTGATAATATGGTGGCTCATCATATCCTCTTCGTTTTCCTCTTCCCTTAGGTGCGAATCTTCCATCAGCATAACGATACCGGTCGTAATATCTTTTATCATCCACATATTCTAAAAGATTCTCCATGATATCTGCTTCGTCCGCTTCGTTCATTGCCTTAGTAATTGTGGCATAATACTCTGCTTCTGACAGATCTTTTATCATGTCGATCACTTCTCCCATTTCTTCTGTGTTGACATTCTCAATCCCTTTTTCAATCTCACATAAGGATTTTTCAGCAAGGCATTCAAGCATTTTATGAATTCTTTCAATATGCATATACTAGGCCTCCCTTACTACAATTAAATTACTATTCTGAACCTCGATAGTCTGTCCAGATGTATTCTGAACCGCTATTGCGCTGCAACATCCACAAGGAACATCTACATAAACCTGTGCAGATACATTGAATAAGTTTTCTACTGCAGCAGGTGTCACAATCATTCTTGTAGACTGTAAAGGCTCTCCGTCAATTGCGATTGCAAGAGAAATAGCTTCCACCGTTCCACCGGTTGGGATCTGGATATTTCCGCTATAAGATACAAGAAATCTTGCTTTGCACTGGTTTGTGATTCCTCTTAATTTAACTACTCCGCTTCCCTGTCTGTGAACGATACATTTTGTTCCGCAAACCGGTGACTCAGTAAATGCGACATCTTCTCCCTGCGGTACAGTCTGTAAAGCATTGGCTGTAAATTCTGACATAATATTTTCCTCTCTTTCAAAAATATAAGGGCAAACATTGAAGTCTGCCCTTTTTGTTTAAGTAATACTGCTATGCAGACATAATCTTTTCGATTAAGATACTTTAATTATTCAGTTGTAATTAACATCCGCATCCATTGTTACATCCGCATCCATACGGAATGTATGTGTTCGGGTTTGGCACCTGGTATGCTGGGATTGGTGATGGATTAACAGCGTTGATGATATGATTTGTCTGTGCTGTCATAGCGGTAGTCAGAAGTGCGTTCTGTCTATCCTGTGATGCTGCAAGTCTCAAATCATTATTTTCTGCCTGTAACGTTGCGATCTTATCCTGGCATAAGTAGTCAAGTATCGCTCTTGTTCCGGCATTCTGGCTGTCGATAATATCTCTCGTGTTGTTGTTCATGGTGTTCTGTAATGCGCAAGTGTTCTGCGCCATATTGAAGTTTACACCCTGGATAGCTTCACGAGTTTCGCAGCAACAATTTGCAAGCTGAGACTGAATAGCATTTGCATTCTGCATTCCTGCTACTGTGTCCGCATTAATTGCCTGCTGAATGCTGTTAAATCCTGTCAGCATTCCGTTGTTTACTGCATAAAAGCCATCACAAAGACCATTTGTAATGCCATCAAGCTTACTTATGACTGCTGAATTGTCAAATCCTCTCTGGATATCAGCCTGTGTAGCCGCAGTTGCGGTATAACCGCCACCACCATTACCACCGAATCCATAACCGCCCCATCCACCGAATAAGGCAAAGAGGATAATGAGAACCCACCAACCACCATCGCCCCATGCACCATCATTACGGTTTCCACCAGTAACGGCGGCAATGTCAGCTAAACTTGGAGATGAATTAAACATATGTGTTCCTCCTAATAAAATTTATTTATACATAATCTTGCAAGAATAGTATCAATGTTTAAACTGGCTCATGATTTCTTCCGGGTTAAGACCTTTTTCTTTGCACAAATTTCTGGCAAGCTGTTCCAGCCCTTTACTGTCTCCACGGTTCATCATGTCGAATGTATTTTTCATGATCGGATTATTGGAAAATTGAGAGTTGCTCATCATTTGACTTAATATCATCTTAGGGTTTCCACCGCACTGGATCATCTGCATTAAATTCATTCAGAATCGCTCTCTTTCTTTGCTCTGGTAGTCCTTTGGGACTGAGTTATTTTAGCTTCTATCTGGTCTAATCGCTCCATTATCGGGGCAAACAATGTTGACGTATCTTCTTTCGGTAATTCGTTTTGCTTTCCGTCTAGCTGCGGTTTATATGTAACTGTCTGAATAAGACCATTAGCACCCCACGATTTTATATAAACTTCTGATCCATCTGCTTTTGGGAAAATGGCAAATGGTGCATTCATAGGAACGTCATTCGCTGTGACTTCCTCAACAGAATTAACCATTCTTCCACAAAGTCCAGCTTGTTGCGGCATGATCTGTTGTGGGAATTGCTGTTGCATCTGCTGTGGCTGTTGATATTGAGGATAAGAATACTGGTTATATCTCTGATACTCGTACATAATAAACCTCTCTTTCTATTTTCATTTTATTATCAAAAGCACAATTGAACCACCCCAGTAAAACCCCATTAAAAGGACACAAAAAAGACACCCTTAACGGATGCCTTTAATGAGGAGAAAGTTATGTAAAATGTTTTCCAGTTACCCTAAGAATTTTATGTTGCATTTTTACGTTGATACGTCCTGCTGTCTTCGTTGAAACATGCATAATTTCTGCACATTCTTCCAAAGACTTTTCTTTCTTCCGTAAATCAAAGAGCGTTTCTTCTGTCGGTGTGAAATCACACAATTCTTTTATATGCTCTTTTTCTTCTTTGGTAAAGCACGTAACAATGTTTTTCATTTGCTTTACCTCATTGGGGGAGTTTCCGGCTATAACGGTGAGTTGTTATCTCGCTTGAGTTCCACTACATTAATTAAAGAAAGGTGGATAACCAAATATGTATGGTTAACACGTTATTATAATAACATATTATTTCACTTTCGTTGTACCATTTTTTTCGATTTTATTTTTATAAGCCGTTGACCGTCCATTTGCAATCGAAGACTGTTTTTTACTAAATCCAGAAACCTTCGTTCTATCGCCTTGCAATTGAAGATCATTATTCTTACAGAATAATTGAAGCCTTTTATTCTGCATTCGCAGTTTATATGCCAGTTTATCATATTGAGGTTGCAAGATCTCTTTTACATCTGTTTCGGCAATCATATCAAGTTCCTGTTTCTTGGTCATAATTTCACGCTTTGTTTTACGAATTTCTCTTTCAAGGAATCTCTGCTTCTGCTGCAAATCATAAAGCTTCTGGCTTTCATCTGCATTTATATTCACATTTCCGTTTTCATCAAGGTACTTATTTACCATGTCTTTTCGCCACGGGCCATGTGAATGTCTGCAATTGTATCCGTGAAGTCCTAAGAGATTTACAACAGTTCCTGTTCCGGTTTTATGGTCTATGGTATAACCTGTACTTTCAAGAAGATTCGGAAATCCTGGTTCACTGCCGATTATTTTATATGCCTTGCCTTGCCAGTGATCGTGAGATGGAATCCCTGTTGGATTCTTTTTATCATATCTGGCACCCGGATGTGCTGATACCAGAACATACTCTATTTTATTTTGCGCAATATAAATGTTCGTCACTTGTGCCGCAGTCTGATTCATAGATGTGACGATGCAACACCTCACTGCTGCTTCAAGAGAACGCTTCGTTCCAGTAGGGTATTCTACCATAACACCAGATTCTGCATATCTATCCAGAACTTCACAGACTGCACTGCTGTAAGACTGCATTCCAGATGCAACTCGATAATCAACTTCATTCAGCATATTGAGCAGGTCTTTCTGTGTCTGGTTAATGGTTGTCTTTGTCAAATTATCAAGTTCACCGGATGTCTTTATTAACTCTGCATTCATTGCCAGAATTGCCATGTTATTTTTTAGCGGAGATATAATATCAGATGCTGATATCTGCGTCAAGACTTCCTTATCATCTGAGAATGATGTCATAACACTATCCCTTAATAATCTTCGAACCTCATTTCTTGATTTTCCAGACATTTCAGATATTCTTTTTACAATCTCTGTGTTATGCAGTCCCATCTGTTGAAGTTTCCACAATTCTCGATCGGCAGTTCCTGACAATTCACCGGATTTTATCAATCGTGTTGCAATATCTGATATAATCCAATTTTCAAGATCTTGATACATTTCAACCAGTTTATCAGTTTTTCCGTAAAAATAATCCGGTCTAAGCATTATCCTTTTCCAACCTCTCTTTTAACAAGATCTATCCACTGCTTACCGTGATTTTCTTTTGCAGTTTCAAACCATCGTTTACCTGTTCCAGGTGTGTGATATTTTAATTCTGTTCCTGTCGGATACTTCTTTTCTCCACGGTTCGCCCATGATCTACCGTCTTCAGCCAAATAAAGCTCCCCTACATACTGATAATGCGCATATGGTGTATCTACTGTAATTAATCCGGGTTCTTTTATCTGCGTCTTGTTTCTCAAATCGCCCTGCTGCATAGGTGTGTATTTTCTCATGTCATTTACAACTTGCTCATCAAGGACATTCTGAGCATTTCTCAAATTTTCATCCATTCGCTTTGTATCAAGCTTAATATTAAAGCTTCCAATGACTTTATTATATTTTATATTAACGCATCCCTTTCTATTACTTATCTAAATAAAACTTAATTGTCTCTATCACAGTCTTTTCCTGCAACTTTACCTGAACCATCTCCGGCGGTTCAGGTTCCGGGATAATATATCCACCTTTTAAAATACCATTTTTAGAAAGCTTCGGCAGCCCTTGAATCATTTTACTCCTCTCCAAACAAACCACCGCTGTTCCTTTCCGCATCTTCCTGTGCTATTTCTGCAAACATGGCATCTACTTCATCATCATTAAATCCCTCATATTCTTTAAGGTATTTACGCTTAGAATAAATACCCTGTATCATTAAATTATAAGCTCTTGATCTGTCCTGTTCGAAGCTCGCAAGCAAATCTTTAAAATAAAATATATCTTCGTCCGGTACCTCATCATCCAGTGCATCCACATAGCCGGCAGGGATTCCGTAAAGGTCGCAGAATACTTTTATTGCATAAATGAGATTTTTCAACGCTGTTTTTATGCTTTTCCGAATATCGTTAATCGTCTCTACAGTCTCATTATCGTCACTTTCAACCTGTTTTGCTGTCAATTTTCCAGACTTTCTATCGAGGATAAACTGCCCTTGTGAGAATCCACATTTTGTCGAGATCATAGATAAAACGCTGTTAATGTCTGTGATTCTGTCAGAAGTAAGCATGGTCGGGACGTGTTCATCAATCGTACTTTTTGAATCAAGCCCCAATTTCAATCCTTTAACGAACCGAGGAAGCTCCACTGTTGAGGAACGGATGCCGCCTTTTCCCTGTTTTGTCATGGCGTTCTCATCAATAAAAGTAATGTGCTGAGAATCCTCAACCTCATTTCCTTTTTTACTCCATGCTATATCGAGATCTCTAAGCTCCATAAGTGCATTTGAGAAAATTGATACACCTTCAGGAGATGAGTAGTCGATCGTATTGTTGAATGGTGTTTTTAAATAGGCGAACAGCGGCTTTTCTACATTCATAATATGAACGGCTTCTTCGATTGAAGACCACTCTGGAACGTCATGCAGTTCTATCTTTTTTCCAAGTGAGTTACTGCTATTTGACTTGAACGCTCTATTCTGGATCTCGTACACGTTCATCTCTTCGCCCTCTTTATTTTTTGAGGTCGTGAAATGATGGTATTCAAGCCGGTAATAATACACTTTATCTTTTAAAAGTCGATTAATGAAAATGCATCCTCTGATATCTCCGTTGCTGGTCTTTTCTGTGATTGCGAAATCCCACGGCATAATATAATCTATCATGTTGTCTGGGTTCATTGAGCCGTTCGGCTTTAAGATAATTCCGCCAACTCCTAGCATATCTTCTACTTTGTCCCGGATAGAAGTGTCAACCATTGCCCTGATGCACTTATTAATAAAATCCGCTCTTTCCGAACCAGTTATGCTCACTGACAAATCCATACATGATTTCTTCGCTGTGTACTGGCAGAGGAATTTTGCAAAATTTATCGTTCTAATGTCATTGTTTTTCGGATCCACCCAAAAAGGGTTTCCATTAATGATGTCGTTCCATCTCTGCTGTGAGTTTTCGATTTCTGGAGAAGTGATAAACTCGACATTAAATTCTTTTTCTGCATCTGTTCTAAAAAACTTCATGACAAACTCCTTTACTCTTGTGAATATGTTCATACTTTCCCACCTATAATATCATAGTAAATGCATTATCTTTCAACAAAATTCCGTGATTTGTCTCGGTAAATACTGGCTCTGTACCTTCGTATACTTTCAAGTCAACATCATTCCGAAGAATATCATCTTTGCTATTATCTGAAATGCACGCAAGCACTTCTCTTGTATCTTTTTCAACTACAACATAATATTTCATGCAACCACCGCCTTAAATTCCAATCTGTTCAAATGCCACACTAATTTTGTGCCACTGAATAGCAAACCAATCCACTAATTCTTCATTATTCGCCCAGCTGCAGCTATCAAGACCGGACTCATACAAAAATGCGTGGATCAATTCATGCCTTTTGACAGATTTTTTATATTCTTCCATGTTCCCCTTTGAATTAATATCTGTGTCTTCCATTCTGTCGATTACACATGTTTTTGTACTGCTATCACAATATCCGTCTTTGCCGGTAAGTTTTGGGTCTTCATTCTCCGTAGCTTCTTTTATTGTGTATTCGGTTCCCAGTACGTTAATCTTCATATTCTTCTTCCTCCTCATCTTCCTCATCATCATAAAGACCATCATTCCTTCGGCTGGTCATGATAATCCTGTTTAATGCATAAATGTTTGCCATGATCGTGTCTTCTTCTAAGGTCGGGTATGCATCCGAGAATGAACCATCTGGAAGCTGCTCATGCTCTGCCTTTTTAAACTCTCTTTCAGTATTCGGACAGCGATCCGGATCAATGACAATCTTATTGCATCGCTGCAACCACTCCCAGCAGTAATCTCTTCCTTTTCCACTTCCCCATCTTTTCTTTGCCCCGATGGCATTGAATCCCCAGTCCTGCATCTCTGCGATTCCGTCCGGTCTAGCAGAATCGCAAATAATCTCTACATTCATAAATTTCTTTATCTTTCTGGCAAAGGTAGAGTTTTTACATTTTTTAGAATACACCTCGCCGAAAATATAAAGAGTGTCTGTCTCGTAGTCGTAGTAGTTCTGGCAGAAAACCTGCGGGTGGGTATATCCGAAGTCCAAGCCGTGGTTTACTGTATCGAATGTCATCAACTCTTCATCCGATATTTTTCGGATTTCTAAATTGTCGAAGATGCCGCCGCCTGTTCCAGTGACTTCTCCAAGATAGTTGTTTTTATAATATAATGGCTTATGAATCCTGAACCACTCCGCACGCTCGAAGAATCGCTTTCCAAGCCATTTTACCGGGACATTATAATAATAACTGTGGCAGGTCCGTGTCTGCGGCTTATTCTGGCACTCTTCTGTATACTCATTCATAAAGTTGTTTTTTGACTTCGGAGGATTGAAGATTTTTATGTCGAGTGCTGGCGTATCTGCTCGCAGGAAAGTATCTTCAATGTTATCCATCTGCTCCACACCTGCCATCTCGTCGCACTCTTCATGTATTAAAAGCTTTACATATCCGAATGGCACGTTGAACGATTTCAAGCTGATAGGCTTATCTGCTCCGGCAAACATGACCATCTGCCCTGTTGGTTTATAAACCGCACACATTGGAGATTGTTTAAAGTCCCAATTGTCAAGGTCATTATATCTAATGACTGTTTTCATAAACTGATTATATACTGAGCTTCTCAGGTCGACTTTAAATCTTCTAGTGTATACGACATGCGCCTGCGGGTCCTGCCGAATGGTCTCGTATGCAAGATTCCCCCAGAAGTTAGACTTAATCGAGCCACGTCCACCTTTCGATATAATTTCGTGTATGTCTTCCTCTCCGGCAAAGGCTTCATGTACTGTTCTGTAAATCTCCACAAAGTCGGATGTAATGTCCGTGATCGGGATTGTCCAGAGTGCCGCCTTCTCGCGCTTTTCCTTTTCCTCTCGCTCGATCTTCTGCTTTTCCGCTATGGTCAGTGCCTTTTCCAAACCGTCCATAGCCTTAAGCTGATCAGAAAAATCCGGGGCGAATCCAAGTCCGTCCACGACTTCGCCCTTTGCAATTTTACTTCTGCGCTCCTGTATCTCTGCTAGCGACATGATATCCCGGTGCTGTTCTTTTTCGATTTGCTCCATTTTTTCCGCTATATATTCTTTAATGACAGTTTTTGTCAGCAGTTTTTGTGCGCTTCTATTTGCTCCATTCTCACTATAGCCAGCGCTTATGTATGCCTGTGTGGCATTCCCACCATTTTTTATCCACTCGTCTGCAAATGCCTTCCATTTCTGTGTGAGTTCTCCCTTCATCCGCTCACCGCCCATCACGCATTTCGTTAATTGCATTTATTACACGGCAAGTGTCATACACCATCTTTTTTCTATTCTCCGGTTTCTTTAATTCATTAATTGACTCCACGAATGCATCTTTCAGCTCAGGATTTTCACGAAACAATTTTTGTATATTTTTTCTGGAGCAATCAAGACAAATATCTGTTATCTGCCCGTTTGGCAAAATCTTTCCGCATTCTCTGCATTTCGTCATTTGCTTACCTCCTTATAAATTTCAAGCAAGCAGAATATTACTTCTGGGATAGATGCTGTTTTGAGAATCTCAAAATCTTCCATTTTCCATTCTTGTTTGTTTTTATTAAAGGTGTACACTGGTGTGAGGATTCTGTAAATTGTGATCATGCGCTTCTGGCCGTCGCTATAAAATTGATTTTGGTTTATTTTTATGATCAGTCCGCACTGGACAATCGCAGTCTGAAGCTTTTTAACTTTTCCTTTTAAATTTGCCAAGGCGCACACCTCCCATCATTTTACTTATAATTATATTATAAGATATTTTTTAACTGTTTTTGTTCCATTTTTTGGCATAAAAAAAACGGCTATATTTCAAGCCGCTTTCTATTAAAATCTTAAGTAATAAGTTCCCCCAAATTCATTACATTTACATTTTTTTACAGTATCATCAAAGTTCGCCTCGTTCATGGTGGCGTACCCGCTAGTACGCAGAAGACCATCTATTATTTTAAGCCTAAAGCTCATTTCGCTCAGGCTTTCAGCGACGCAGGCTTCCCACTCGTTACCATTATCATCCGCCACCTGTACAACATACCAACGTCCCCTGTTTGAAGCCCATTTAAAAGTCTCTCTTAATGTTTCAAAATCTTTTCCTTCGTCAAAAATAATACCTTCTTTATTTTTTAATACGCAGCTATACATAATTTTATCTCCTTTTCCATACATTTTTTACAATGAAAAATCCATTCTGTAATCTCCGATGATGTCAAGTCCTTCCCACATCTCCGGGATATCATCTTCATCGTTCATTCCTTCGATTTCGTTTTCTCTGAACTCTGAAAAACCAGCCGCATTGTTTTCATAAATCATAATTCCGTCTTCAATATGCTTCATAATATCACTTTCTGTCATGTTGGTTTCCTTTTTTAATAATTCAAATAATTTTTCGTTTGTCATTTTTTTATCTCCTAATATTAATCCTTAAATCTCTTATCCTTATTTTCAGAAAATTCATTAATCATCCAAATATTACCGACTTTGTGAGCAGGTAGTGTTCCGCGGATTGCTCTCTGTCTGGCATTCGCTTCCGAAACATTATGATTTCTCGCCCATTCTGCCAGAGGAATGTCTTTCCCCTGCTCCATCTCGATTGTGACTTTTGAATGTGCTTCCTGGTCTAGTTCTCTCTCATACTCAGCCGTCATAATATCATAAGCCGCTTTTAATGTTTTCGAATATTCTGGAATCCATTCAAAATTCTTCCCATACTGTTCCAGTACTTTCAAAGTAGCTTTTAAATCATTAATTAAGATGCTATTTTCCTGCATCTTTTTTCTAAATGCTTTCTTTTCTTCTGGTGTCGCTTTCGCAAATTCTTCATACGTCATAATACTTTTTCCTCCTATTTTTTATGCAAATCTGTAACAGCAAGCTGATTTCGGCAGCCACATTATTTTTTTATATCCATCCCACTCTGTAGAAATTTCAATTGCTTTTTCTGTTTCTCTTTCAAGAACAATGTCGTCGACTGCGATTCCAGCGTCAAGTGCTAAGAAAGAAACATCATCCATTTTTCTAAGAACCCATTTCGCAACTTCCATGATCTGAATATGTCTTTTTACCATCACTTTCTTTTTTGGAGCATTTTCTTTTGCGTTTCTCCAAGAAAGTTTTAAACACTCAGAAAATGTATTTTCTTCTGTTGCTTTCATTAATAACCAAGCATTTTTCATGATTTCTGATAAATTATATTTTCTCATATCCGTTACCTCCGATGTGCTCTCTTGTTTCTTTCTGATTATATATTAATACTTTTTCGTATTGATGTCAAGTGTTTTTTTTAATATTTTAATACTTTTTTCGTATTATTAGTTATAAAAAAAAAGCAGACCTATTTGATCTGCTCTTTTCTCTATGCTGTAGTTCCCGGTTATTACTTGGTATGTTATAATATTTTTCCAATACATCCATTTTTGTGCGTGCTATATTTTATCATATGCGTGAGAAAAACTTGTCTATGCGTTAATCAAAGTATTATGCGTAGCTGTCCGTTACTTTCTTCTTCGTACAAGCTCTGGCTTTTAAGCATCCTTAATGCCATTTTCTTTTTTCTGTAAAAATGCGTGCGAGAAATAGGCATAATCCCATAGCGTGCTTCCATTTTGTCATATGAGATATTATTTAAAATTGATTCTGCTATTTTATCGCCCAGGTAATCGTCTATGCGTGTGCATATCTCTATCGTTTCCTCTCTGCTCATTTTAAACATCTCCCCATGCGTGACAACTATGTTTCTTACACCATTATACCATATATCAGTTTATAAAAACACAATATATTATCGTATTCATGCAACATTATTGTATATTTTTACCGGCATATTTCAGCCGGCAAAAATATCAATATTCAGTTCTTCATGTCAAAAAAATCAAAAATGGCTCTTAATACTCGTCCAATTGTTAGTGGAATTATGGAAAGTATCCAGGCAATGATAATGAGTAGTAATATCGGCCAGAATGCTATCTGTGCCAATGTATCCGCATTTGGTGCAGTATCATCCTCTAAAAATCCAGAAAATACACATCCGATGAACGCATATATTATGATTCCTATAATAATCTTCATTTCGTCACACCTTCTTTCATCCGTTAAAGTTCAGTTTAAGTGATTATTAATAAAGTTCTATAGTATCTCCAACATGTCCGTCCTCAATTTCTCTTATATGAACTTTCCCATCATTTTCAGCTTTCGCCTTATCATACAATTCACCAAGGATCCTATTCACTGATAATTCCTCAAGCTGTTCTCTGTTTCCGTGAATTCCATTTTTCATTTTATTGTATCCTCCATTAATTTTCAGTTTAAAGAAACAATATGACCATCCAAAACACAGTAACAAGATGGCTCTATCTCTTCCTGTTCTATCCATGCTTTGACGGTTTCATCAATCATCCTCGCAAGTTCCAGTTCCTGTTCAACAGAAACTTCAAAATTTTCTGCTGCTTCCCCCACATCTTCAGACAGATTTTCTTTGATGGAATCAATAATTTCTCCCTCGCAACTATCCCATCTAAATATCGGCTTTGTACATGTTCCGATGTAAATTTCACTCTCACCCGGATAGCTTTCTTTTGCATCTTCTAGTGCATCCTGTTCTGTGTCAAATTCCCCATAATAAAGTTCTCCGTCATTGCTATGACAATATTTACTCATGTTTATACCTCTCTTTGCATTTGATACTATCTCTTTTACCTTTTTCTCGTAAAATTCTTCCGAAATATACTGATCTCTATAAGGGAATTTGCTGTCTGTTAGAACAGCATAGGCTTCCGACCAAGACAGACCTCCTCTGGCTGCTAATCTGTCTAATGTCTGACCACAGTGATTTTTTAATGCCTGCTCTTCATGCGGTTTAATGATATCGTAGGGAATATATTCTTTGCCCTTTTTCGTCATAATCGGAAATTCTTTCATATACTACCTCTCTTTCAGTTTACCTACGCAATCCATGCCTCCGGTGGGAGTGCATCTGTATAGCGTTTAAATTCTCTCCATTCCTTGCTATACTCTGCATACCGGTCCTGCTCTGCGGCGGCTGCCTCATAAAGTTTCTCGATCTCTTTTACTACCTGTAAATGTCCTGAGTTTTTATCTCGCAAAACATCAATTGCTGCTTTCAAACTATCGTACCGACTCCGTAGCCCGATATAAGCAGAATAAACCTTAAAACACTGTCTAGCCGCAGCAATCATTTCATCCTTCGTCATCTGTTTCAGTTTCTTTTTAGTTTCATCTTCTGCCCAAGAATCAGAACATCCTATTCCGAAGTAGTCCTGCTCGTATTCGTCAAAACCAAGCAGTCCTCCGTATGTCTCTCCGGCTCCTACTGTAACAAAAAATATGTCGAAGCAATCCGGAATCCATTCATCTCGGATATCCTCAGACAATCTTTCGCATTCCGCACAGAGATCAGCAAAAGTCATTCTAAATTCATACGCTTCGTCTTCATCCCCGGACAGAGCATTGACAAGGCTATCATTCCCATCTTCGGAATCCGTGTACCAATGCACATCTTCGCAGGCTTCTTGGATGTCCCATAAATCCTGTTGGATGAAATCAAGGTTGAGATTTTTGACAATAGGCTTTTTATATCTCAGTTGTTTTGCCTTAAACCGTTTCGTTTCCTCTGCATCTACCATTTTCTCTGCCTCCACTAAATTCTAATTTAACTATTTTATCTCCTGCTCAATATTTAAGTTTCTAAACATTGCGCACATCACATCCACAACAATACTGTTTCCAAACTGCTTGTAAAGTTGCGTGTTGCTATTGACTGCTGCCATCTTGGAAATATCTTCATCAGATACTCCCATCAACCGTCCGCATTCTCTTGGTGTCAGCTTTCTGATACGGTACTGCGTAAATACTTTTGAATTTGCATCTCCATGCGTTCCGGCAATCAGTGTGGGAGATATACCACTATCGGAATAAACCGTTCCGCACTGAGAACCATCATTTGAAATCTGACCTACCTTTTCAATCCTTACAATCTCTTGATTTTGTGCGGTTATTGTAGGACACGTATTCCCATTATCTTGCACGCGCCCTCTTCTTGTCTGACTTTCCGGGTAACTTGCATCGAAGCATCCTCCAACTTCACATTCGATAGAACCGCTTTTCGTAGCCTGCTTAATCAGCACCATATTATCTTTCTGCACCGTAGTAAGTGAGTTGCACATTCCTTGTGCATTCAGCTCTAATCTCTGTTCTGTCGGACTTCCTGCTGTTCTGTCTGACGGATTTTCCGGATTTCTGCCACGCATGGCAACTATCTGACTTTCAAGTATTTTCGGCTCTTGATTGCCACCTTGCATTGTACTCAATGTCGGACTACACCCCCCCACATCATAAATTCTGTTGGTACTCTTAAATTTTGCTTCAAAAGTTCCTAAAACATTTACATCTGCCATAACTACTCCTAAATCATGCTGTTCAGCTTTTACGCACCTTGCAATCGGATACACACCTCGCTGAAAATCTGCTGTTACTCCGGTGTATATACTACCTATTACTTCCATTCAATCACTCCATTGCTACCATAGTTGTCAAGACCTTTATAGTCTCTTGCCATAAGAGTTACAGCTACATCAATAGGTTTTTCTGCCACCTCTCCCCTATTTTTCAACAACCATGTTTCCGACCTGCTGTTGGTTTGAGATTCCGCAGTCATATCTTGCCTTGATACAGTTTGCAATTTCTCTCTGTTGTGGCTTATTGATTGTTCCGTCAACACATGTCTGTCTGTCTGTCTGTCTGTCTGTCTGTCTGTCTGTCAAGATTGTGCTGTGGTAATATGTCGTTGTCAATCAACTGTTTTATCAGTTTGTCTGCCTTTTCATTTTTGATGTAATACTTCTCGTCCACATCATCTTCAAGGTAATCTTTTAGCTTCTTTTTTAATGGTATCGGCTGTGGGAAATGGTAATTATATTCTCCCAAAAACGAAAACATAAAGCACCTTTCACGGTTTTGTGCAACTCCGTAGTTCTTTGCGTTCAAATCCTGCCAGTAGCTTACATATCCAAGGCTTGTCAGAAAATCAATCCAGTTCTGAAAATCTACCATGTTTGCATAGGCATGTACTTGCGGTACGTTCTCCATAAACAGAATCTGTGGTAACTCATCGCCACCATCTCTTATCTCTTTCAGAATACGTTCCACTTCCCACAAAAGACCGGACCGTGTTCCACTGCCTTTTTTCATGCCTGCTTGTTTTCCTGCAACCGATAAATCCGTACAAGGGAATGAATAGGTGAGCAAGTAAGTAAATGCCTCTGTGTCGCAAATATTCAAATCTTCTGCATGAACCTTAGTTATATCCATTGTTGGGAAATTTGTTTCATGCACTGCGTTATAGCTTGCTATGGCATATTTATCAAATTCTACAACTCTATAATGATCAAATTTTGCACCAATTCTTTCCAGTGCCATTGCCTGTGAACCATATCCGGCAAACAGTTCAATTAATCGTATAGGCTTTGTAATACGGATTGGTTCACGTATCATGTCAAAAATGCTTATCTGATTCTGACATTCGTAATCAAACTTATCTAAATCACTCATTTTTTTCAAGGAGACCGCATATGCTTCACTCTGGCCAGAGTCTCGGCTCCTTTCTGATCTATTTATTTCAAATCTTTTCTCTGATTTCTTTTACAAGTACATCATCGTCAGAATATGTCTCTGAAAGTTTAATTGCTGCGGCTTCAAGCAGTTCTTTTAAATCTGCTATGTAGTTGATTTTATTTGCTTCCGCAACAGCCTTTTTATCTACAACTTCTGATACAAGTGTGTCCACCGGAAGCAGTTCTCTACGGCTTTTCAAAATCAGATCTGTCATATTTTGAGGAAGTCCGACTTCATCCAGACAATTTTTAAGGATGTACTGTGTAAGTTCGACTTTCTGTGATTCTTCCTCTGGATCACTTCCATTTGCTATTAAGGTATCATCCAGAACGCTGTGTATTTCAACGCAGATTTTATTATTTTCTTCATCATCTTCTCCCAACACATCGTTTAAAATGTTCTGGAACACTTTCTTTTTCTCTGATGCTGTCATTTTTGCTTCGCAACCAAGTCCAGCTTCCATAAATTCAGAATGTGGCTCGTTCGTGTTTTTACTGTAAAATATCACGGAATGGATGTCTGTGCTTCGGTCTGTAAATGCCGGGAAAATAAAGCCTGTATCTGGCATCCCGACAACCCAGTCTCTGATTCGTGATTCGATGCGGTTTTCATCCTCACGGTAACCAAGCCCCGGCTTTGTCAGATTCACCGGACAAATTGCGCACAGCAGATACTCATAAACTTCCTCGGATTCATCCAGCTTGTCATTGTCTGAAGTTTTGGTCATGACATCATAGGCATCGTGAAAAATCAGGATCAGATAATTTCCAACGTAATCGTAGCTGTCAATGATCATGTCGTAAAAAGTATCAAGCAGATCATCATTTTTCAGTTTGCTTTCACGCAGTCCCATTAAAAACTGCTGTCTTCCTCCTGTTTTTTCCTCTGCAAGCGGAATTTCCAGTTCTAAAAGATTGTTCCCAAGTTTTCCTGACAATGTCTTTTTTGCAATGTCGAGATATTTATAATATTCTTCATCGTCCAGATTTAAAAATGTCTCCCCGATTTTTGTGATCTTATTATGGCCAGCGTCTACATAGCAGCCGCACATTCTTGTAAATGTACACGCTTCTTTTCGGAATCTTCTCTTGATTTCTAATACATCCTTTTTGTTCATAAAAATTAATCCTCGCTTTCATGTTTTATAATTTCATCTAAGCAGGCATTCCAACCTTCAACAATGCCTGTTTCTTTACTGTTCATATAAGAATTACCTGTTTTCTTCTCCGGAAGTTCCCGGAGTGGGCACCAATCAGGCTTTGCTTTTTCTGGATTTGTACTCCAAGGATTTTCTACATCTACTGCATGACACCGTTCGTCTAAATCAAAAAACTTACACATTGTGCAATCATGCGGCATGTCCATAACCAATACTGCTTTAGCCATCTACTCCACCGCCTTTCACAATTTCGATTGCATGCTCATAACTTCTTGCTTTCTCTTTTCCTAAATTACTGTCGTATGCATTCTCCCAAAACTTTCGCTCATTTTCCAACTGCTCCACAACCTTGTCCGGGTCATAGGCGGTCGGCTGCCTATTAATCAGATTCAGCCAATCAATAGTGCTTGATTGCTCTGTAATTGTGTTTCTAATGTCCTGCATTAGAGTATCTGCATCAATTAATTTCATTTTTATAATCTTCCCTTATAGCATCCCCGAAATCCATTATTATCTATAAAACCTTTCTTTCTTGCACAATTTTCACAGTAACTATATCTGCCTCTTAAATTTGCACCGCAACCTCTACACTTGTGTACTCTTTCTGTAGCCTTTCCAAATGGTTGTCCGAGTTCGTAGTAACATTTTCTGCAATATGTATAGTGATCTGCGCAGTATGCACCACATCTGTTACACTTCGCCATCGCTCGCCCTCCTGTTCCAATCTGTAATTGCTTTCGTTCGCTCGTCTTTCCCTGTTCTGATGCCTCCGTCCTGATCCATGTACATCTCACATTCATAGCTTTTTGGAAGTTCTGTTCCGCATTTCATACATTTGATTTTGAACATTACCCCAACAGCCGAATGTGATGACTTATTTGCAATGGTTAAGAACATTGCTTTTCCGCCACAAAACGGGCATGGCTTCAATTTTTCACTCATTCTTCATCGCCTCCAAAACTAAATTCAATCCCATCGCTCCAATCGACACCTAACTGTTTACATTTTGCTCTCGTAGATGTACCTCCAGAATGACTGGTTCTGAAAAGAAACAGTTCTTGAACGATACTAAAATATGACATTC